GTAGTTAAACTATCTCCACTGAATTGCTGTATATCCCAAGCTAATGTAGCAGAAGTAGGGCTAAGACTAGCAGCTAATTGGTCTAGTGCTGTATTTACTTTAGTAGGTACTGGCGACCAATCACCTGCAACTGCAGGAGTATAGTCTATTGTACTAGCACTTCCATTAAATCCAATTGTAACCTCGTCAGCATCAGAAGTGATTGCTATGTCAGTTCCTTGAACCAATGACTTAAATTCTAAGTTTGTAGCATTTTTCTGAGCAAATACTCCTGTACCTGCTCCGACATTAGCTCCATCTCTTACATATCTAGCATCACCTCTGGCTTCATTAAAATACTGAAGGTGGTCATCACTAGATAAGTTAGATAATAAGCTGTGAGAAGTAGCTATACCACTTGGTGTATAAAGTTGCTCTCCTCTGAAATCTACGTAGTTTTCACCTGCACTAGCTGATCTTACGATTGCTTTAGGTGTGTTAGTATAAGCCGAGTTAGTTTCATAAATGACAGTTCCGATTGCTACAAATTCAGCAAATGGAAGCCCACTTAAACTAGATATTTCAGACTCTGCACCTGCTCTAGCAGCAGGAATATTAGCGTAAGAATTTATACCTAAGATTGCTACGAATGGGTTTTCAATATCGTTTGTAGCAAATATGTGCATAAGCACAAAATTATTATCGATAACTTCAGTTAATTGCCAAGAAGCTCCTACGAGTTCGTTGTAGGCAATATTTGTACCTACATACCCTGCAGTTCCGTTATAGATTACAGGATAAGCGTCTGCAGGTTTCTTTCTCCACAATGTTCCTTGTCTGTATAAAACTGGAATCGTAGAGTCTGCAGATAATGATACGATAATATCTTCATCTCTAATCGTACCTGCATCTGCTTGAAACTGAGCTTGAGTATCAAGAGTTCCGTCACCATCAACTACAAAGCTTTGAAGTGCTAAACCTGTTAGGTATCTAGCTCCAAATACTGTGTGAAGATAGCCATGGGTAGCTCCATCCATCACAAGTCCATGTCTTTCTTCAGCGAAGTAAGTATGAAGATTGTTAGAAGAGTTCCAATAGATGATAGAGATTAAAGCATTGTCAGAAAAGATTGATGGATCAAATGCTGTTGTCTCTGTCAAAACTCCAGAAGAGTTATAAAATATGTAATGATTTCCGTCGTCGTTTGTTAGTGTTATAGATTCTGATGTTTTAGTAAACTTTTTACCTTTTACATATACATCAAAACTTGCACCTGTGGGTGCTATGGTAAATTCTCTAGTTCCATCTACGAATGATAATGTTGTATCAGTTCTATTAGGGAAACCTGTAGGCTCTTTTACTAGCTCTTGGTTGTCTACGATTTCAGCTTTAACTGTATCTAGTGCCTCTGCTACATCATCTGGCACTGTCCCCCAATCCGCAGGAGTAGCAGGAGAATATCCTAGCTCACTAGCATCGGAGAGTACGGTATCTAGTTGACCTGTAAGAGGGTTAAAAACTAATTTAGACATATTAAGTCCTCACTACCCCGACAAGTCTATTAGACCCATCATAAGTAAATGTTAGTGTAACCACTGTAACGCTTGCTAGTTTTGCAACCACAGTAGCAATATCAGTAGTAGCCCCTACATAGGTAAGAACTATTTCATCATGAGGGACATTTATAAGGGCAGATTTTACAAGTACTGGAAGATTAGCTTGATCTGAAGCTACTACTACTCTTTGAGTTGTAGCATCGGAGTTTCCTGCATCAAAAGAAACAGGAAGAGTCGATATGTCTACAGTACCAGAAGCTAATACTTTTAGCTCGTCTACTGCTACAGTTAATCCTGAAGGAAGTTTTCCTTCTATTAAAGTAGTTGTAGCGTTTAAGTCATCATCTTTAACTTTTAAAGCGACAGTTGTTCCGTCGTTGTTAAAGCCAGCATTTACCAAATCACCAGAGATAGGGTCCCCTAGTGCCATTGAATCATCAGCAGCAGTAGTTGAAACATCTAATTGATTAGCTGTGACTGTAATGTCCCCTGTAAATCCTGTCAGTTTAACAGGCAGGGGACGATTATTTGCAGGTGTTACAGTATCTTCTAGGACTTCTGTATCTACTCCATCAAGTACAAATTTAATTGGTGATGATGAAGAGATAGCAGCTCCAGTAGCATCTACTCTTTGTGACACCCATCCCATAATAGATGCGTTCATTCCAGCAGCAGGTTTTACATCTGAGATAGGTAATATTTTAAAATTATCCGCATCTACGATTTGGACAATATCAAATTCAAAATTTAATAGTGTTGCGTCTTCAATTCTTAGTACATCTCCAACTAAAGCTGTGTGAGCTGTTAGTTCGATGTTCCAGAATTCTACTTGACCATTACTTCCAATAACATCTGATACCGATACGATCGGAGAAGCTGGAAGTTTTTCAAATACAGATTTACCTGTTACAGCTTTTCCGTATTTAGAGGAGCCTAAATGTTGGATTGTCTCATATTGAGCAATCCCTTTCTTTTTTTGGTTACTAAAACCGCTATCTGTTGCCATGATCTCCTCCTCCTTTAGGGGAATCTAAGTATCAAGGGAGGGTTTCCCCTCCCGACTATTGCTTAGAAAAAGTAGCTTAATTGATCAAACCATTGAACTTGTACGATAATATCAGCGTCAGCAGCTAAACCAGCAGCATCAAAAGTCTTGATTGTTACTGATTCAGTATCTACAGCGTGAACCTTGCAGATTCTAGCGTCAGTAGCAGCTACGATTGAAGAAACTACAAGATTAACTTTAGCTTTTTCTTTGAATGTGATTTTGTAGTGACCAGTTCCTAGGTCTGTAATTGAAGCTACAAATGCCTTATCTGGACCTGAAGCTGATGGAGTTCCAGCAGTTCCGTCTACAGCTACGTGCATTTGTACTTGTCCGATTTGGCGTACTTTTAGTGATCTCAAAAGAGATAGAATCATAAAATATCCTTGTGTTACCCTCAGAGGGAGGCATAAGTGCCTTTGTATTTATTGTAATTAATTTGGATAAAAGTGCAAACAATACTTCACGCCCCCATCCATAGGTTCGTGAAGAGGACATTAGCACTAACGAGGAAGGAAGTCCTTCTTTTAGTATTAAATACTTATAACGATTTAACAAATAAAAAAGCCCCTATCTTTCGATAGAGGCTCTTATGGAGGAATCCCAACTAAGTATTACTTAGCAAGATTGTGGAGAACGCCGTGAGCTGTTGGAGTAATGAAGTTCTCGAAGTATCCGCCGTAACGAGCTTCTAGAACGTCTTCATCAACAGTTCTTAAGAATACAGTTTTATCATCTTGGAACCACTCAACTCCGCCTGGACGGTGGTATCTGTGGATGAACTTGTCGTTAAGGAAGAAGATTTTATCTTCTGGGCAGAAACGATCAACGAAAATACCAACAAAACCAGAAGTTCCCATATACTCAACACCAGAAAAGCCCATGTGACCTTTAACATTTTTGTTAGGGAGGTTATAACGCTTTTGGTCTTCAAGTTGAGCTAGGATTTTTCTGTATTGGTTGTAGTTACAGATAATCATGTTTGGAGATTGACCAAAAGATTGTTCAACTTGCAACATAACATCGTTCATCATATCAACTACGATACCAGAACCAGCAGCATCTACTTGAGTAGCTTGCCATCTTCTCTGAACAGTTAGACCGTAAAGAGTTCCAGATGTAGCCATCAATGCACCTGTAAGACCTTGAGCTTCAGCAAGGTAAGAACGCTGAGGAACTAGACCAGAAGTAGTAGGAAGTGGAGATGGACCAGCAACAAGAGCTGCTAGAACAGCAGAAGTACCTACTAGGCTGATTTGTCTAAGAGACTTGTTAACAGCTACAACATCAAGAAGATTAGTAGTAGCATCTCCGCCTTCAGCAGAACCGCCAAGGTTATCACCAGCATTTAAGCCAGAAACAACTTGAACGATTGATTTTTCTTCAAAATTAGCAAGATTCCAGTCAGAAGCTCTCATTGTAACTACAAATGGAGAAGCTACAGAACCTAATCCTGTTACGTTTGTGGCACCGTCACCACGACCAAGAACGGCAGAACCGTCACCGAAAAGAATTCTTGAGCAGTTTCTCATGAAATCTTCTACAGTTTTCTTGACTGGGAAACCAAGGTAAGTTTGGAAAGCACCTTTAGAGCTAGATGCAGCTTTAAGACCTTCACGATCAACAAACACTCTTGAATAGTGTTTTTTAGCTGTAATTACAGCTTGTTCTACTAGAGAAGGGTTTCCGTTTGGAAGAAGTTTAGCACCGTAGCCACCAGCGAAAGAAAGCTGAGTTTCTACGTTCATTTGCTTACCTACGAAATCGTTAGATTTCTTGATACGCCCTTCTGTAACGTTAGCAGAGTTATACATATTATCTGATCTGTTTTTAAATAGTGTGAGAAACAGACCTGTCTGTTCCGCAATACTGTATGGAGTTTCAGCAGCCATTTTTTATCCTTTGTTAAAAATCGTCAAAAGTTTCAAAACTTTCAGTTTGTTTTGTTGCTACCTTCGAGGCTTTTGGCTTCGGTTTTTGGTAGACTTTAGTGTTAAGCTCCTTAACATCTTCTTCTACTGAATAATGACGCTTAAGTAGCTCGGAGATAGCTGCCTCATCGGTCTTGCCATCACGCAAATACCTAGAAAGCTCGGCTACAACGTCTCCGTACTTCTCCTGTGAAATGTTTTCTTCAAAAGGAGCAACTAACTGACGAACTTTAGCTATGTGTGGTTTCAAGCTAGCATAGTCAACCACGTCTTCTTCAGTCACAGCTTCAGGGTCTAGTCCTGCTTCCTTAAATAAAGTCTCCAACTCATCAGAAGCCTCGACAAACTGCTCTTCTGTAACATTTTTGGCTTGGCGTAGACTGTCAATTTTAGAACGCACCTGATTAAAGGATTCTTGCTCTTTTTGACGATCTAATCGCTGCTTATATATCTTACCGTGCAGCTCATCTTTCTTTTTATGGAAATAAAGCTCTCGCTCTGTTTCCGTCATATCCATAAGGGAAGATAACTCTGTTAGGTTAGCTTCCATGATACGTCTATATGCATTATAAGGGTCTTCTCCAGACATTTCAACTAAATACATTAAAGATTCCATCGGATTTGCATCTTTTGTCTTTAATGGTAGCAATGCCTTGTTAACGTGTTCTAGTAATTGATGCTTTTCTTTAGTTAAACTTGACTTCTCAAATTCTAAAGCCTTTTTTTCTTTACCTATCTCTGTGAACTTTTTATCCCAAGCTGTTTTACCTGAGTAGTTATTAATTAGCTCTTGAGCTGTTACTTCTTGAGTTTCCCCATCAACTTTCACTTTGAAAGTAGCGTTCGAGTCGATATTGAATAGTTCGTTTCCCATTCTAAGTCTCAACTTAGACTTAGGTTTCTCTTCAGTCTCTTCCTTTTCTTCTTTAGCTTCTACAGCTTCTTCCTCTTCCTCGTCAGCTTCCTCTTCTTTCTCTTCTTTATTGGCTTCTTTTTTAGTTTCTTTGTCTTCTTTGATTACTTTTCCTTCAGAATCAGTCTGAGAATCTTTAATGACCTTTAGATCATCTTTTACTTTCTCTCTGGCTTCTACTGGTTCATCATCCTCTTCAATCGGATCATCGAAGGTTTCAAACTCTGCCTCTTCTGTTCCTAGGTCATCAAAAGTCTCAAATGATGCTTCAGTTGAGGTGCTTTCTGTACTCGTTTCCATCTTATAATGCTCCTTGTTTCATTTCTTGATCAACTTGCTTCATCTTATTAGACATTTCTAATCCGCCTGAAGGTTGACCTCCCATAGGTTGTGACATAGCAGGGTTCATTGGTGCTGCCATTGGAGGAGGAGTAAATACCATTGGGTACTTCTCAAATCTCTGTAACTCCATAGCAAACTTAGGACTACGAACTGATTTTTCATAGCAGAGCATTTCGACTGCCATGATGTAATCCATGATAGCTTGTTTTGTCTCTGGTCTGATAACAAACTTATATTCAGGAGACTCAACAAAGCGACTAAACACTCCATAAAACTCCAAGAGTCCGTCTGTTTTCTCTGGAGCTGGTGCTGGTTGACCATTAATTAACATATCTAGACACTGTTTAGCTGTATCAATAGCATATGTAACTTCATCCTGAAATGCTTCTACTAAGTTTAGGTTTAGTAGCTTAATCATTTCTTTTTTACCAAATAATGGGTCCTGTTGGTTAGCAGTGTTTAAGTCAATAATCTCTGCCATACGACCTGCGTGGGAATCAGAGAGAGCTGACTTGTTTTCAATTCTAAGATCATAGATTAAGTTAAAATCAAACTTAGTAAATGATTGCATGAGGTATGAATTATTAGAACCAAGGATGCGGCTCATACGTCCGTCATCAGGAGTGTAATATTGTGCCATTCTTTTAATGACCATACGATATAAGTCCAACACTCTTTGCTTTCTATTGTGAGCTGTAACACTCATAGCTTGGAATTGTTGTTCTTCTAGGAGTCTCATAGCTTGAGCTGCTGTAATTCCCGGAGGTACGTTACCTCTAGATATGTCGAATAGTCTTGCGAGCTTACCTGTACGTGAGGCAATAGATTGAGCTAATTCTAGTTCTCCACGATTAACATAATTGTGTTGAAGGACTTGAGGAGGAGTAGCTCCTCTGTATTGAATAGCTCCGAAGTCATTGTTAAGAGATTGTTTGTCTACTGAACCTTCAGGGAATACGTATTTAGGGGCTGCGAGTACGCCATGATTTCTAGCTTGAGCTGATAATATTGAGTTGTTCATTCTATAAAACTGCTCGATATTAACTACAAATGGTCTACCCCAAAACTCATCCATTACTTCTATGTCTTTATCTTCTACGAATGGGAGTTCTTTATCTTCATAAGGAAAATCAATCCAATCTAAGAGTACGTCCTCACAGTAAGTAATTTTACAACCTTCAGGGAAGAACTCTGTAGGCTTATGCCAAAAGGTTCTGACCATGACCATGTTATCTGGAACTGATAAAGAGCTAGAAGACATTTCCCACATAACGTGAGCGTTTTCTAAGATTTTACCTTTAGCTTTTGGATAAGTGGCTTCGACTTCTTCTTTAAATTTCCATTCTATTGTCTCGAAGTAATCACAATCTTTAATACATTTTTTAGTTTCTTCTGGGAAACAATACCAAGGAAGTAATGGCTTAATAGTAGCATCTCCGAGTCTCATCTCTTCGTCTTTAAGATATTGACCTTCGATTACTGTACCTTCAGAACTTATCTTAGGAACTTTTCCGTTGTATTGTTTCTTCTTAGCTACATATAGAGGGTTAAGAGGACCTTGCTTCTCATCCCAACATACTTCACTGATAGTATGTCCAAAGAGGAACATGATTCTATCTTGTTTTGTTAATAGTTTTTCAAATTGCATCTCTTCCATACGAGATTGGCAGAGAATTTTGCAGGCTTTTGCATTATTAATATCGTCTTGATCGAAATACGATTGAGGAATAAAAGCTACTTTAGGAGTAGACTTACTGATCTCCGCTGTCTTCTGATCAACCAAATCCCAAATAAGATTGTCTCTCATTTTAGGCTTTTTACTACCTCCAGGAACATATCTGACGTTAGTTTTTGTCAGTCCATCCCCTGACTCCTCAGAAACGTTTTTATACATATTAAGATAACGCTTATACATAACAAATCTGGGAAAGGAATTCTCATAGACTCGTCGGAATCTTTTATTAAGCCATTCCAAGGTTCCTTCTTGAGTTTTATCTTCTCTGAACTGGAAGGGATTAACTGCCTCCGATGATACTGGAGAGTCTAAGTCATCAAATGTCTCAAATGCCATATAATATCCTTATTAAAAATTAGTTGATTGAAGAATCTCGTCTAAAGGGTCTTCGATTTTTTTCTTTTTCTTCCTTGAAAGATTGAGGGCTTCGGAAACTAAAGCTGAGTCAGAGGTCTCCTCTTCATCTTTAAATTTCTGATCTTCTGGGAGAATGTCGATAGGTTTCCACTCTATTCTATGAGTACTCCACTTCTGAGCTAGTACTATTACAATACTTGCAAGAGAAGTGATAAAAGCAATTAGTGAAAATGTAATTGCAAATAAATTAATCGTAAAAGTCACTGGTTTCCTCCTCATAAAAATCTATGGGACTGTCGATTATCTCCTCATCTGGGAGATAGTCTATCTCTGTCCATGTTCTTCTGTCATCTGGTCGTGTATGTCGGTCTTTTGGTATCGTAGATAAGTAGGCTGCATTGAAGGTATAGCGTAATGCGTCAATAGCATGATCGTTTATTTTTGGAATCTTATTATTCTCATCAGTAGCGTAGGTACTCATCTCGGAGATAAGACCTCGACAGCGATCAGAGATGATGAGTAAGTCTTCTAGTAGAAAGTCTTTTATAGCTGAGAGCTTTTCTTCTTTCTTATTAATATCTTTGGTACAGGGATGAATGGATCGCTTGAATTCTGCCATTACTTCGTTTTGAAACCATGTAGCCGCGTAGTCGTACACCTCGTGCCATTCTCCTCTGGGCATTATTTGTACCATCTTTGCCAATGCACGAGGATATATCTTCCTAGTGGACATTTCCATCTTACGTTTTTCGTAGATTTCGTCTAGGATGATTACTTTTTTAGAATATCTATTAACCGCAGTAAATACTGCAGCAAAACAAGTAGCAGAACCCGGATCATAAGCAACGTAATACTGCCAATCTCTCCAAGTGTTGGTAACTTGTTCAAGAAGCTCAGAATGTTTTTTAACATGACGAGATTCTCCTACAAAATTACCTGCTTCATTAAATCTTGGAATTTCGAGCATTGGGAAAATGGCATTAGCACCTCCGGGGACGATTTCGGCTTCGATTTCCCTCATGTACTTTGCCCATTCGCCTTTAGCTATAGCTGCTGTCTTCTCAAGTTCTAACTCTTCCTTATCGATATATGGATTAGAGTGCGTGGGGCGTTTAAAGTATGCACCACGGGGATCAAGTTTGAATTCTTCCTCGGTCCTAACGAAAAAATGATCAAAGAGTTCAGGGGGCGTACCCACAATAAGAAGAGGAGCCTTCTTCGCAAGTAAGTTGTCAGAAAAGCCTTGGTGGAATCTATAGTCGTGATCTTTAAACTCATCATATACAGCTCCGTCAGGGTTAAATCCTCGTCCTGATTCGTAGTTATCAGAACCAACAAGTTTAATAAATGATCCGTTCTTAAAAGTTATACGTTTATCAGTCTCATGTATTGAGTCGATGTATTTATTTTTGTTATTACCTAGAAAGTTTTGAAGTCTATTTGGTTTCCATATAATCTCTGAGGCTTGATTGTAAAAGGGAGCTATATAGTAGAATTGTCCGTTGGGAGTTGAGAGTGCCCAGCGATAAAGGGTGTAGATACTCATCTCAGTCTTTCCCCATTTTCGTCCACAGCGAACCATTACACGTCTTTTCCCTTCGTAAAATATAGACCGACCCACATCTTTTTGAGATTCGTGTGGCTGCCATACGGAGTGGAGGTCGTGGAGGACAGTAGCTAAGTACTGAGCTGAGCGAATATCCATTTATTCCCAGACTTCTTCGTTAGTAATTGGATGGAAGCCTATTAGTGTTTTAGGTTTAGGTTCTTCCTTAGATTCTGGAGCTAGAAGATCAGAGTCTTTTGGTTCTTTGACTTCTTCCTTAGTCTTTTTTGATACTTTCTTCGACATTTATGTCTCCTTTAGAGAATTTTCTGTTTAATTGGACATGAAGATGAGGACCAGTACCATGAGGACGGTAGACTATTAGATTCTTCTGTCCACCAGATAGAGCAGCTATATTTGCATACTTTTTTCTAAAGTGGGCACATAGTTCTGCTATTACATTTTCAGGTAAGTCTCTTGTTCTTACGTCAAACGCTCTGCCTGTTCTGTGCGTATCTGAGACTCTTGCTAGTTCCATGTCCTCAGCCTTAGTAGAAACAGTGGCAGTTAGTGTTAGTTCTAATCCAAATTTATGTTTAATCCAATTGTCCATCTCAACAGCTAGCTTCTGAGCTTGCTCGTGCATGAGGGGAAATCTAGATTCGACTATATCATCCTTGAATTTCATAATATCTCGTCCTCTTTGACAGGTTTAAACTCAGCCTCAAGAGCGAATGGATCAGAGGCGAGAGATTTGATTGCTTCATCTGGAGGTAGCAGTTTAAATTGTCCTAAGTCTATGTTCACATCTAGCTTCTTAGAGTTGTTACCATACCGATCTGGGTTGTCAGCTTTGGCTAAGAACTGAAGTTTATCAAACTTAAGACGTTCAGAGCCAACTTCATCCTTAGAATAATCAACATCAACAGTCTCAGCTATCTTAGCAACCCAGAAATCAGCCCTTAGTTTCCTAGCTTGTTCAACATCAGAGACAAAATCTAAGTCTTCTACCAACAATTTAATGTATAGAGGTTTAGGGAAGTTGAGAGTCTTTAGTGCTACGTTCTCAGTGTAGCCATTTGAAATTAGCTCTATGTATTGAGCCTTGAGTTCTTTGACTATTTCTGAGGACACAGCAATTGGCTGTATGTTGCTCATCCATTTAGTCTATTGATTTTATGTGAAAGGTCAATAGTTTGATGGCAGATTAGTGTTATCAATAAAAAGTGTTTAGTATTTTTAGAAAAAATAGAAAAATTTTTATTGGGGTATATACACTACTCATCGACACTGAGAGCTGATGGGGGGGGGTATTAAAATTAATTAATCTCAATCATAACTCACCGCCACCAACCAATAGCCCTTAGCTAATAGTCTATGCCTACCCTTACCTACCCCACTGACCCTCTCTTAATCTCTTCATTAAACTAATCCTCGTAAGCCTAGTAGCCTATTAGTTAATACTCTCCACTAGTATCTTCTACCTTTTATTCTCTTTGATCACTAAAAGCTAGAATGACGCTAACCATTAACTATTAGTAGATTGACGCTAGTTGTTTGTCTGTATTTTAGATTGTTAATTTTTGAGATTTTGGAGAGTAAAATTAGTAAAATTAAATAAAATATATTGATACCTAAATTCCACAATAAAAAGGACAGTGTGAAAAAATAATTTAAGTAAAAACCTTACGAATAAGACGCGTCATTTTTTTATCTCTATCACTAATATTACTATTCCGCGTACCTTTTAATAATATAAATAAATTCATTTTTTAGACTAAAAAATCTAGCTTTAACCAACACTCCAAAATTAATTTTTCTCATGTATTTTAAATATAGATATTTTAAACTATACCTACTTGACACTACTTTCAACTATAGATATTATGCTATCAAGGAATGAGTAACAATTAACTATTAACCACTAACAACTTGGAGAAAACTATGAAACACAATCAACTAATAACATTAGAAACTGAACTAAAAGACCGAGATAAACTAATCATCAAGCATATTAATAATTACATTAAAAATCTTCAGGATGATCTATTAGCTTGCCTTGAGAGTATCGAGTCTGATTATGTACATAATGATGAAACAATCACTGATCCTACTCTTAATTGGATGATAAACCGAGAAACTTGGAATGATACTATCAAGCCTTATTTTAAAGGTTCACGCCATGACCTGTTTGGTAAGATCGAAGAGTTTTTTGGTCATGATGCTGATTCATTCTTTGACAGTGAGTATGACTTATCTAATCCCTTAGATGAGACCTTAGAAAAATACTCTCATCTCACTAATCCTGATAGTGAAGAGAAGATTAATGTCTATGATCAACTAAAAGCCCTCTCCTATTCTGGTAACATGATGAGTGACTATGACAAAGAGGAACTTAAAAAGCTTATTGACTATCATTTTAATATTAATGTAAGTATCAATTAACTATTACTAACTAACAATTAACCACTAAAAGGAAACAATTATTATGAGTACGTACAATGGATGGAAGAACTATGAAACTTGGAATATTGCACTTTGGATTAATAATGATGAGGGATTATATAACTTAGCTAAGACTTGTAGTTCTTATCAAGAATTTGCAGATATTATGGGTCATGCCCGAACTCCCGATGGAATAAGGTATAAAGATACTAAAAATTTAGATTATTCTGCATTAGATGAAGTCATTGAAGAGGCAGAATAATATGAAAAATCAAATTATAATTCAAGACTGGGTCGGAAATATTTTATTTGATGGCGATTATCGTGATGAACAAGTTGATACTGTCCTAGACGCTAATCGCTGTCCTTGTAGATTTCATGATGAGATTATTCATGAGATTGAAATCTGCCAAGAATGTGATGACACTGGATATATTGGCGATATTTATGTTTTTTGGAAAGATTCTAAGAATAAAAAGAATGTTTATGAATTTATTAATTATTAAGGAACACTTATCATGAAACACTATAAAAAAATTGATTTATATATTGTCTTGGCGAGTACCTATGCTCAACCAATCAATCTAAGACGTGTAAAGAGGCGGTTAAAAAGTATCTGGATAAGATTGAATACCAATCTCATTCATTCGCTGGATTGACTCTTCTTGATAGCTACATTTTAAAATACCCTAAAGCTTTGAAAGCTAGGTTTGATCACACAAAGAGATAAGGAATTAATAATATGAAAACTTTTTCAGATTTAACCACAATAGAAAAACTTGAAGTCATGAAAGAATATGCCCAAGGTTGGCATGATACGCATCCAACCGATGAACTTTCAATCTCTGAAATCTATCAAGCTATGATTGATAAGCATCAGTTATGGGTTAAGGAAAACTTTGAAATCATTCAATGGTCACTTTGCTATTCATGTGGGAGTGATTCTGATTTATTTCTAGTAAAATGCCCTGACCAAGATGTAACTAATATGTGTAGAAGTTGTTATAATAAAATTAAAACTTATGATGAGTATATGGATAACCAATTAAATCTAACTATAGATAAGGAGCTATTACATGAGTAAGACTATGACTTTCATTGATCCAATATCTAAAAAACCAATTGAGTACACTGATGACTCAGTTATTGGTATCTACACTAAAACTAAATGGGGCAGAAAGTATCCACGCAGATTTTTTGAAGCTAGTAAACTTCCTGAAGCTGTTAAGGAATTTTATAATCTCGATATTCCTCTCAATTATAGAAAACACTTGATCATTTTTCCCTCTAAGGAAGAGGTTAATCTAAAGTCTGGTACTCTCCTCTTATCTATGGAGGGATTTCTACCTAATATAAGAGACTTCCAATTAGATGTCACAACACCCAAAAAGAGTCATGAATACCGAAAGGTTGCTACTCTTAATTTAATCAATACACCTGAAGCTATTGCCATAAAGTTAAGAGGTCTAGATTTTTCTAAATTCCCATTAGTTAGTGAGCGTTGGACTCAGACTAAGGTTGTTTATTCTTTACTTTCCTACTTCTTATCGCTTAATGATGAAGATAAGAATGAACTAATACGAAAAGCTTTTTATTGTTATTTACAGGATAAACTTGCGTCTAAGGGAAGAGAAGAGGATATAAAATATATCACTGAACTTAAACCAGTAGTTAAAGACTTAGAAGAGCTACTATGATTTATTGCTTTGATCATCTAAAACGTTATCATGCATCTAGATCAGGAAATAAATTTCCATGGTCAGGGTATAATAGGATTAAGATTATTGATAATTTTGTGTACTTTGTTTCATGGGTTGATTGTGACTTTCTTCTAAGTCTTAGATTATATCAGATTAAAAGATATGACATGAACAATGGAACAACTTCTAGTGTTAGTGATTGGGAAGAGAAGAGAAAGAGTATTATTAAAGAATGGCGGAAAATATAAAAATAACGACCAATCCTAGAATTATTAACACATACTTTTAGGCAATTGGTCGTTAATTTTTAAAATTTATTGAGAGGATACTTGGAGATAAACCTTTTCAATAATTTTATGCTTGAAATTATATAACTTTGTTTCTAGCATTTTCAAGATAAAAAAACTTGGAGTTAATTAATGTCTTATGAAAATCTAAAATCTGAACTATTGCCTAAACTTTTTGACAGTATGTTCAAGTATTGTGAAGTTAAAATCTCACCTCAAGGTGCAATTAGAATTAATTCTGAAAAGATTGATCATAAAAATTTTTCTGATTTCTTTTTAAAATTATGTAAAGAACCTAATTTTACTGACTTTTATAAATTACTCCTCGAAGCACCTACTTCCACTGTACTCTTTGAAGATTTCAGACGTGGACTTAAACTTCATCAAACTCAAATGAAATATTCAGGCTCAAAAGGAATTGATGTTATTAAAGATTTTTCTTATGAAAACTTTATCCCTTTTATCTCAATCGAGAATGTTAATAAGAAAATGTTCTATCATAAAATCACTGGTGAAATATTTGATCTTGATTATAAAACTTATGAGCTAACAGTAGATAAAGACTTAAGACGTATTCCAATAAGAGCAGTAATAGATTTTAATCCCTATAGACCAGAACACATCTACAAGGCAGTATCTAAGTATGGACAAGAATGTACTCATATCAACACATTTAAAAAACCTCAATGGCAGTATGCGAGGGAGATCAGTGGTGAGGAACGAGCAAAAATCTGTCAGCTTCCCCGAATTATTGACGATTTTATGTCTCACTTATTTCCTCATGAGAGCTGTAGAAACTTTGTTTACGACTGGCTTCATTTTGCATTAACTAAACGCTGTGAGACTTATCTAGTCCTCAATGGTGCAAAAGGTATTGGTAAAGGGATTTTTACTGATCATCTATGTAAAGCCCTTATTGGTAAAGAAAATCATAAGCTAGCCCCACCCTCTGGTCTTGATTCAAACTTTAACGCCATATTAGAAAATTGTCGGATGATAGTGTTTGATGAGTTTAGGATTGATGAGGATGATAAGATTAATAAACTCAAACGTTATATTAATAAAGATCAGATGATTGAGCATAAGGGAGTTGATGTTTCTAAAACAATTGAAACTTATAATTCTTTTATCATCTCCTCAAACTCCCTAACTGATATGAGAATCTCATGGGATGATAGAAGATTTTCAGTGATGGATATAGCAGAGACTAAGCTAGATGAGGTTTGGTCAAGAGATAAGATCAGAGAGTTAATAGAACTAATAGAAGATGAGGATAGCGAAGAGATGAGGCAATTTGGTTATTGGCTTTTATATCGTGAGACTGATGAGAATGAATTTTCAGTGTATAAAGGGGAACACTTTTATAAACTTTGTTATTCCTCTCTTCCAGAATGGTCTAAGACTATCATCGATGAGGCTACTTCTAACTGCTATGAAATCTTAGACGATGTGACTCTTAAACTCTCCTATAAAGAAAGAAACCCAATGGGGAAATTCCCTCAATCATTTAAGGTAGAAGACTTTCTTAGAAACTATAAACATTTAGGGAAGAACTACCTCGGAGAGTTTTGCCGTGATGGAAAGAATTGGCATATAAAGGTTGATAAGGCTTTTTATTTTAAGCCAAATGATAACACTAGTTTTCAATGGGAGTCATTGCTGTGAATGATTCCTTTTATCCATGGAATGATTATCCCTATGATGCTTTTTGTAGACTGTTATCAGACTATAAAAAGTTCATGGTAGATTTTACTCCTACTAACAGAGATGATGATTTAAGATCAGGATTACCCTCAAGACTTATGTACTGGTATCCTCATTACATTCTTAGTCTCTATGATTGTGCGAGACAAGGGATTGATTTTAGAGTGTATTTAGATTCATTTCATCCCTATAATAAAAACTACTTTGAAGCTGTCTTTGTAGAAACAACTAAGACACTTGACAAATTACTTGAAGGACATAAAACTAATTTCCTAGATGAGTACATCATCAAAAATGGTAAATTAAAATAACTTGGAGAAAATCATGAAAATTTTATTGATGTTGGCAATTGTATTACTAGCTTCTTGTGGTCGTAATAACACTAATGAGTGTAGATCAAGGGAATCTGTTAGACTTGAGTGTACTACTCGTAACACTCCTAACTACGGCTTCCAGTATGCTCAAGAGATGTGTGATCGTTCATATAATGCTGAGAGATGTTGGTAGTTTTATGAAATTAACATTAGCAATTGTTTGGGCAATAACTCTAGTATTAACCTACGAGTACGCATTTAAATTTGGAGTGCAATCAGAGATGATGCAAACTTTTAAGGAAAGCGAAAAGGTTAGAAATTGCCTCGCTGTAATTGCAAGATGAAAGAGAATATACTGATGTTTTTATACTTAATACTTGTTTGGATAATGGCAGGTGTAATTGCCTATCATACTCCGATTGGGTGGTAATTTATGAATGATAAAGACAAAGAAGCGTTTAATAGTTGGCTAAGCCCAAGAGATTATCATTTTGATATGGACGGAGATTGTTGGTTGAATTTAGAAATTGTTAGTATCTTCTCAGAAATGGAAGAAGCATGGCAAGCAGCTTGTGAGTATAAGCAGAAAGAGATTGATGATTTAAAAATAAAGTTAAATGTATGCAAAAATGATTACTGGTTTATGATTAATTTAATTGAGAGATACTCAACAGATAAAGAACAGGCGCTAAATGATTGTTTAGAAAGAATGAAATTTAGAAAAGGATTGTTCAATATTTTGGAGGAAGAATGAGTAAATTATTTAGTGAATTGGTGGGTGAGGCACTAGGAAGAGCATCTATGGCATGGTCAGAAACGCCTAATGGCATATTTGATTCTGATACTTGCCGCATACTACATATAGATATAATGAACGCACACAATGAAGAACTTAAAAAACTACAAGCTGAAAATGCCAAGCTAAGAGAGTGTTTAGAGTTTACTACCCATGCAGCTGAATATTTGTACAAGCCAGATGTAAAACTAAGCAAAGGTATGTGCCCAACATTTTACTTCACACTTACTTACGATGGAGATCTTGTGTTAATGGAAAAAACTAAAATTGCCAGACAGCTGTTAAAAGAATTGGAGGAGAAATGAGATTCGATAATAGAACAGTTAATAAAGAAATTGATTCTGCAATTTCTTCAGCTTTATATCTTCTTAGGCCTACATCTAAGATGATTATGGAAATTGAAAATAAGAATGACTTTAAGTTTAACTCTGGTCTTGGAGAAGAAGTAGCTAAAAAACTTTTAGAACTTAGAGAACCACTTAAAATTTTTACCTACAGACCTATGAACCCTTGGACAAAAGCTGTGGGTTATTTTGATGGAGAGTCGATACATATTAATGTGAGAAAACTTCCTTTTATGTCTATTGTAGATATTACAGCTAATCTTCTTCATGAGTATGCTCATTACTGTGGGTACTCTCATGGTAATAATTATAAGACTAAAGAGAAGTGTTTATATTCTGTTCCATACTACATCTCAGAGAATATTGGTAAGTGGTTATGAGTCAGTGGGTAACGTACAGAAGAAAAAGTACTAAAGAATTATTTAAACTTAGAAACCTTGGTAACAATTGGTATATGTCTGAGAACAGTGGGTATATATCAGCTTCTACTGTAGCTAAATATTATGAGATAGCTAGGAATGGAAGAAGAGTAGAATACGTAGAAACACCTAATGGTTTTAGAGTACAACTAACAAAGTATAATTATGATAATTACAGTCATCTTAAAAGACCTACCCCCAATGCCAAGAAACAGAAGCCACATGATCAGCACTTGGGGCAAGAGACCAATGCTAATCAAGACGGACCTAGCGAGGGAATTTGAGAAAGATTTAAAATCTAGATTAGAAGATTACTCTGAGTTGTTTAAAGATTTTAGAGAATACTATAATCCTAAAAGGCACTACATCGAAGCTGAGTATAATATTTATACTCCTAAGTCTGAGTTGATTACATTATCTGGCCATATCTCAGCTCATGCTGTAGATGTCGATGCTCATAAAGTCATGCAAGATGTGATTTTTAAATGTATGGGTTTAGATGATAAGTTGATTAGGGATTGTAATTACAGGACACCAGTATCTATAGATGACAAATGGAATTATGTTATCGTTTATAGATTATGCCCAATCGAAGCATTATATGTCTAAGTTTGCTTATATTGATTTTGAGTTCAATCATACGACAGAGAAAAAACTAAATGTTGTTTGCTGTTCTATCTTAGCTGATGGAGTGATGAATAACTTTTGGGTTCATAACTCTGATGCTTATGATCTTAAATTATTTCTTACAAAATTATGTAACTCACATTTTCTAGTCGGCTATGCCACAGAAGCCGAAGCTAGTGCTATTTATTCACTTGGACTTAACCCTTTGATGTTCAAGTGGATAGATTTGCATCTTGAAGTTAAGATGCTCTACAATCACAATCATGCTCTCACTACTGGAAAGCATTTAGTTGATGGAAAGGAAAAGTATCTTAGACCTTTCTCTGAGAAGCCTTCAACTTCACTGGCTTCATCGTTGTATAAGTTCTGTTCTATTATGATTGATACTGATCATAAAACTCAGATGAGAGATATAATCATCTCTAAAGATGTGGAGTTAATTGAAAAACACAAAGATGATATTATGTCCTATTGTGCTTCAGACGTTAAACATCTACCTAAATTATTTGAAGCTATTCAAGAGAATCATAAGAAATTTATTCCAATGAAGTATAGAGCTACTTTGCCAAAAGAAATGATTGGAAGAGGAGAATATTCAGCTCGTACAGCTCTTATGGTAAGACATGGGATTCCTATTAATATTGAGTGGGCAAAGAATCTATCTTCCAATATTCCTCTACTCTTAACCGATTGCATCCAAGACATTAATTCTCAATTTGACCCGAAGCCCTTTAAGTTTGATAAGAAAACTGCTAGATATGTTCTCGATACTAAAGCAGTGAGGGATTGGATTTCAAAATCGGGTATTAAGGATTGGAAGTTGACTGATGGAGGGACTAAAGGGAAACGAGAATTCTCTTTAGCACTTGAGGCTTTCG